ATGAGCTATGCAGTTTCTGCATAGGATAATGTAGGATAGGCCATGCAAAAACTGCATGGCCATTTTTCCTTAACGAAATCTATTTGTGGTCAGTTTCCTCCTGGTTAGATAATTTGTAATCAATATCATTAGCCAAGTTCTTTGCAACATTGACAATGTATTTATGTCTGGTGCTAACACTACCATTGGTTTCTAAACCAATGTGTTGTTCCAATTGATGTCTAACGTCGGACACCGAACAATCTTTACCATTCACTCTCATAAAAGTTGAGCCATGAATAGTGTCAGCAAACTGCATTCTGAAAATAATTTCGTCAATATTATCTTCAGTGATTTTGTCTAAATGAACATACATCAATAACCAACCCATGCTTTCAGCAGTTTTTCTACAGTTGTCTCTGTCGATTTGATCCCAACTAGACATGCCAAAATCATTATCTTCATTGTCAAAGTGTTTTAACTTTGAGAAGTTCATATTATAAGTCATTGTATTCCTTTCGTTAAGTTAATAAGAGAGTATCTCATAATCTCCTACATACGTCAACCTACTAAATAAATTAATTTGGCACTTTAGTGCCTGTGGATAACTTTGGCACAAGATGTAGTGTTGCCTTTTTTTAAAAAAAGGGTGGGCCCCGCCCACATGCTCTTCTCTATTTTTTTCTAGTGTGGCGCGAGTGTGTTAATCTCGCGCCACAAGTTAAGTTAGAATAATTTTAATTGCTTATCCTCACTTTCTTTTTTTGCTTCCATAAATGCTTTGTGTAATTGTTCATTCAAAAACATTTTACGATCTATTTCTCGTATCTTCATTTCTGAATATAGGAACAAGGCAAAACCACCTATGATTAAAGCCATGCCAGAATATAATAATATTTCAAACATATTATTTACTCGGTAAAGCTAACAGTGAATTAGGTAAATCTAATTGTATGTTAGCTGTGGCCATTTCTTTTTGCAACTCAACCAATGTTGGTTGAATGTGGCTACCTGTATAAAGTATATTCAAACACTTTTTCTTTTTATTCTCTAGTGCATGATATAATTTATGTTGCGCTCTAGCGTGGACTTCCGCTTCCTCATAACAAGCTTTTTTAATTTTCTTTGTTATGTAATCAACAGGGTCTTTCTCATCATCAATAGTAATATTGATTTTTTGCATATCCCACTTATTACGCTTTTTGACATTATTAAAAATCTCGGTTATTTGATCCGCGATTTTTTGCGTTTGATAGCGTAAATCATTTTCCATAGATAATTTTTTATCTTGGAAATCTCTCAACGCTTTTTCTTTTTTTGCCATGTCTTTAATTAGACTAGGCAAGTTCTTATGTATTACTTGAGCGAATTTATCCCCAACTTCCTCAACTTTATCTTGGGCCTGTTGTGATATTTCACGCTCTACTCTATTTGACGCAAGACTAAACTCATCTCTGACAAA